CCAAATCGTGTCTGGGCCTTGATCTCCTTTTCGTGGTATTTGATGAAGAAGTTATGCATCTTTTGAGGATACATTGCGCCCATGACGGCGCCTTCAAACCAACCACTGAGGGGGATCGAGTCTTCGCGAACACCTCGAGCAGTCTTAGAAAGACCGATGAGAAGTCCAACGTTAGCAAAGCCGTGAACGACAACAGTGTCGAGAGCCCGACGTTCCGTCGAAGACGGACGGTAGGACACCTCAGACATTTCTTCAATCTCTGACCACGACAAACTAGCCTTCGGCGCAAGCCGAGGGTAAGTTGTACGGGAATACGAGACAGAAGCGGGAGTCGTTACGATTGCACCGCGGATAAACTCAATCGGTAAAGAGTTGACTGTGGCGAAACGAGGGTGGCGGAAATTTTTCCCAAGCGAAAGGAGGAATCCCAAGTCCTCCCCTGCTTTGTTCCAACGAGTGTAGGAATCTTGATGAGCTCGAAAGAGGATGTCATCACCATTCACCAACACTGGTAGCTGTTTGATCTTGATCTTGCCGCTCAAAAAGAGGGCTCGATTTTCATCAGAGAGCGATCGGTAGTAGGTGTACATGTTGAGGACACAGAGGATAGGGAAGGATAGAACCGACCCCATCAACTGACCTTCTTCTTGCTTAGCAGGATCCAACTTAATCTTCTTGCCATCGACCATCACCGTCGGGTAATGGAGGTAGGACTCGTGAAGAACAGCTTCAAAGTGAGGGATCAGAAGTAAATCGTCTCCTTTCAGCTTTGAGGTAATTGTCTTGAGGACCATCTTAGATGCAGCGATCTTGAGTAGATCGGTTGCTGAAGAGTAATCCCCGGAGACAAAGTCTGGTTGATCATCGGGTCCAAACAGGTCCCTGTGGCGTTGCAACAGATCATGGAAAATTGATTCCGTGAAAGGTGTTGTGATCAAGGCAAAACAGGGGAACCTTGCAAGGTAGTTCCAGAGCTCTCGTTGGAGGGGGGAGGAAAAGAAAGACGACGGCGCACTCATGGCAGTGATTGTCCGAACCTTTAACGGTTCCGAGATTCCATGCACACGGGCAGGCAGAACAACTTTCTCGCTCCCATCTTCTCTTTTCTCGATCAAGGGTGGATAACGACCAAGGTAGTCGGTAAGTTTATGAAGCTC